TGAAGTTGCTGAACCTGAAGATAAATTAAATGTTCCATCTTTTGTAAAAATATGTAAGTACCTTCCACCATACATCCCTGTAATTTGGTTTACTTGGTCTGAAGATAAAGTAAATGATAAAGCATTATCAGCATTAACTGCAGCATCTATATCTGTAGGACTATATGTATCAAAGTCAGCTGTTGAAGAACCCCATACTGTATTAGGATGAGTAGTTGTATTGGCATAAAATAATCTTTCTTCAAAAAATGTTACTTTAGTTGGATAATTTCCTATATAAAAAGCTCCTAACCTCCAATCTTTAGTAGTTGTACCACTATTTTCAATTGGCCAATCAGCGTGCACCGAAGCAGTTACTTGAGTTGCTGAAGTATATCCAGTAATTTCTGCAGCTCCCCATTTATCAGGAACCTTCATCCTAATCCATCTTCCAACATCATTAGAAGTAAAAACATTTGTGCTTGCTGTAATTGTTACAGAACCCGTTGTACCACTCGAAGACATTGTAGTTGCAGTTACATTAGTATTTATATATGGACCATCAACAAAATCTACATCTGTTATAGTCCAAGATGTATGACCTGTTCTTGATAATTTTCTAGGGATATGATCTTCATGAACAAGATATAATACATCAGCTGATTGAACAAATTCTATTTCATTAACTTGAGCTGCTGTATAAGTTGTTGCTATTTCATAAGGTGTAGTACCTGATGATACAATAATACCTTCATCTTTGAAAAATCTTATATAATTATGACCAACTTCTAGTACATAAGCTTGTGTTTTAGAAAATATAAAAGGAATAAGTCTTGCTCCTGAGTTTGAACCAGAAGATGTTTTTATTTCTCTTATAAATCTTGTGCCAGGTCTTTTAACTAGACCACCATGCATTAATACTATAAAATTTGAAATTGACGAAGCACCATTATAGTACTTGTCCATGTCGATACGACCGTTTAACCTTGGACTAAGCTCTCCAGAAGTAAAGTTTGTAAGAATTGGTGATGAGTCAGCCATGTCATTTTACGTCGTATATTTGTTCCATCTATAATCACTTAAGTTAGTACCTGCTGTTCTTGAATCTAACCAGAAATCAGCAACAATTCCCTCTGGTGTACCCTCGACAGCATCAGCAGATCTTGCTGATCTTAATTTTTCATAATATAATTTATACATCATATCCAATGTTTTAGGGTCTTGTAATAATGGCATAGCTAAATTAGCTGCCAATTTAATAGCTAAAACATCAATTAATAATGCGTCATAAGTACTTATTGTTTCATTTCTAAATATATAAGTACATTTAAAGGTATCAGTTTCAGTAACTAGTTTATCACCTTCAATTTTATATTCAACTTGATCATCTTCAGGTTTAACTATTCTTATCCAATCAGCTGGAAGTTGAAACTCAGAAGTAAAATAAAAAGCTGGGGTGTTTGAAGTTTTTGATAAGGAAGCTCTTTTAATACAGCAATTCCAAGGATGTTGTCTAAATAAAGCATCTCTTGTATCATCAAATAATTCATTAGAAAAACGAGCCGACTTAGTATCTTCTGTTAATGAAGATATAAATTCTGCTCCTAGTAATCCTAATGCTCTATTTACAATATTAATCTTTGTTGTTGCCATAATTCCTTTTATTTAGACTAAGGGGACCGAAGTCCCCTCAGTTTTGTTTAGTTTAGTCTACTACATATAAAATGTAGCCTACTAGATCGTCACCTGATGCTATTGCAGTATCTTGAGAAGTAGCTCTGATAATCACACCACCTTGTGTTTCAAAAGTGTATGTGCCACCCGTAGCAACTTGATCAGCACCAAAATTTTGGTATCCAACCGTATCTACGTTTAAGCCATTCAAAAGACCATCTGCGTCAGCAGCAACTGCGCTCCCGTCAATGTCAGTATAAGCGTCCCATCCTAAATCTAGTGTAGCTGAACCAGTAGTCCAGTTTACATAAGCATTTGAAGATGAAAGAAGCACTTTTACTTTTCCTGCAGGCAATGAGCAAAGAGCAACAGATGATGTTGCGTCTCCAGCTCCGTCTTGGTCATGAGTAAAGTGAGCAATTCTCACTCTTCCATGATAAACGTTTGCCTCATTCAAAGTAACAGGAGTTGCAGTAGCGTTAGTATACTCGGTACTTTTTTGAGTTGTTATAGCCATTTTATTCTCCTATTATGCTTCTGAGCACTTAATTTCTAACACTTTGCCCTCTTCCATTCGAGTTGCCCCGAAAGAAGCTGAACAATATACTTGGGTAGAGTTTCTTTTGTCTCGTCTAGGCCCAATATCAACATTGATATCTGCCCCAACTGCCATAAGAAGACCACTCTTTGCATAAGCAACTACTCGTCTGTAGCTATTTGAATCAGTGTCGACTCTTTCAGTTCTAACAAAATTAAAGCCCATGAAAGTGTTAATTTCACCTTGTACCAAAGCTTTGATTGCGTTGTAATCAGAGCTTGTTACTTCAGTTGTTTGTAACAAATCATTAACTTGCTTAGCAGTAACTATGCAGAATCTCGGATCTGAAGGATCAGTCTCATTCGAGTCCAATAATCTTTTAGCTTCTCTAAGTTTACCAATTGTTAGGCCAGAATTTACAGCCCCACCAGACTCAACGTAGTTCACAGCGATTTGGCTTGCTGCATCAAAAGCTTGACTTCCACTTCCAGTCTTACCAGTTTTTGCAGTTCCAAAAGCAGATTCCAGGATGATGTCATCCATTTTTCTGCCCAGTGCCCAAGCGGCGTTTTGCGCGTAAGGAGATGCTGGGTCGATAAGAAGTCTTATTCTATCAGTTCTGTCCACCATATCCGCCCAATCAAAATCTCTCAATGATACTTGTCTTCTATCATGAGGAGTTGAGATTAGAGGAGTGTCAGAATGTCTAGAAGTAACCTCTACCGCATCAACAGATCCTATACGATCATAGTATTCAAACTCAGCTTTTTGTGATTCAACACGTACAAATGGTCTAAGTTTAGAACCTTTTTGTTGTAAAAGGTGCTCTACGTTAGCTCTGTACTGGTTGACAAAAGCCGTTGTTATTTGCGTTGACATACTATTTGCCTCCGTTAGTCATTTATTAATTAATCGAAAACGCTACCCAAGTATAACCTTAGACATTTTCTCCCTTGTTTACGTCTGTGGGTACAGTCGACGGATGGACCTTGCGGCTACCCATCATTACCTACTATATAACTAGTAGATAAATTCGTACAATCTTTTTTACAACGTTGTACCTGGTGTTTCATCAGGGTATGCTAATTTATATAAACTGTCCATTCTTGTAACAGCTTCTTTATGCCCTGCATGGTCTCCAGATGTATACGCCGTCATAAAAGTTTTATCCCTATTATACCTAGCAATTTCTTGTTGTGCTTGGTCTGGAGTCATAGTAAAAGATCTAGCTTGAGCTGCGTCTGTTTTGCCCTCTGCTATACCTTCTCCAATCTTAGCAAATAATTTTACAAACATCGGATTGTTTCCATTACCCGAATCTGTTAACCATTGCTTAAGATTTCCATCTCCATAGGAATCAACTGCTCTTTGAGCTAGATCGATTCGTTCATCATAAGCTTTTCCAAACTCTTTTTTAAGAGAATTAACCCATTCAGCTGATTGCTGACTAGTACTTTCTCCTGCGAGTTCAGTTTTCTTACCTATATAATCATGGTAACCATCATATATAGCTTTAGCTTGATTAGGAGTTAAACCTGCTTTATAAGATAAGTCTTTGAATTGTGTTTCAAAAGCCTCATCATACTGCATCCCTTCAGGAAGGGAAGGTCTATCTCCAAATTGGTAACCATCTGCTTTTTCAGGTCTGCCTAATTGACTATGAAACATACTCATTTCTTCGTCAGTGGCTCCTTCTCCTGGTAAAGCAATTCTATTTTTACCAATTAGTTTTTGGCCATTTATATAACTTTTAGCCATACTACCAACATCTTTGATGTCGGATAGTGAAGGGTCATTACGTATATCTTCAGGAAGCCCAGATCTCCAATCTGCAGGTGCAGGTGCCTTTGCATCTGTAGTTGAAGCGTCCGAGCTACCCGTTAATACGGACCCAGTTTGTTCTTGATCACTCATTTATTGCCTCCTGGTTGATCATGTTTTTAAAGTCCTCAGGTTTCTTTCCTAGAAACTT